TTGGCAACGCTGAGACGTAAGGTAAAGTATGCTACAATACTGGGTACTATACAGGCATCCTGTACTAGATTTACCTATTTAGATCCTGAATGGAAAGCTAACTGTGAGGAAGAGAGACTGTTAGGCGTATCATTCACTGGTATCTATGACAATAAACTAATGTCTACGTGCAGTGAGGAGCTGAACCTTATATTAGGTGAGCTAAGAGAGGTGGCTAGAGAAACAAATATGGAGTGGGCTGAGAAGCTGGGGATAGAACCTTCCAAGTCTATAACTTGTTGTAAGCCATCAGGAACTACGTCATGTGTGGCGGGTACATCCTCTGGAATACACCCAAGATTCTCTGCGTATTATATACGAAGAGTAAGAATTGATACACAAAATCCTTTGTGTGAATTTATGATTGACCAAGGTCTACCTAACGAGCCTTGTTCTCAGAAGCCAGAGCATACAACTGTGTTCTCGTTTCCAATTAAATCACCTGAAGATTCACTAACGTATGAGGAATACAGTCCTATCGAACACCTAGATCTATGGTTAACATACCAGAAATTCTGGTGTGAACACAAGCCAAGCGTTACAATAAATTACACTGACGATACCTTCATGGGCATAGGTCAATGGATATGGAAGAACTGGGAATGGGTATCAGGAATTTCATTCTTGCCCCATACAGATCATATCTATGATCAGGCTCCATTCGAAGCTATTGATCAGGATGCGTACATAGAAATGGTGAAGGAAATACCTCACGAAATTGATTGGCGAGAGCTGAGGAATTATGAACAAGAAGACACTACTATTAGTTCTCAAACTATGGCATGTGTTGGGGGCTCTTGTGAGATTATGGATATTATAGGAGATAACAATGAGTGATATTATGAATAATTTATATACCAGAGTAGAACTGAATGGTGCAATGATAACACCTAATGACATACTATTGTTGGTTAGAGATTACAACAAGCGATTAGTTGCCCTAGAGAATAGATGTAAGGAGTGTAATGGAATCGAAGAACCTACCAGTAATCGACGAGGAACTGATAAAGTTTCTAAGCGAAAAGTTCCCGCCTCTTGAGTATTCATTAGGGGATGATCTAAATTCTTTTAATGAGAAGGCTGTTTTTAGAGCGGGTCAAAGAGATATTGTAACGAGACTTACTTTAATTAAACAACAACAAGAGAAAAGGAGTAGATAACATGGGTGATGTAAGAGGAGGAGCTTTTGGAGAGAAAGTGATGGAAGGCGTTAGAGATGCCCAGTCAAGAGGCATTACTAAGTTCGATAACTGGGGCGATGCCTTTGAGGCAGAAGAAGAAGAAGAAATTTTCGAGGCTCAACCAGAAGGCAGTACTCCTCCCGCTGGCGCTTCTGATCCAGTGTGGGAAGGTGAGAGATATCCTGATGCTCCTGCTGGTGGGGATACGGCTGAAGCTACTAATACATATGGTGGTGGTGCTCTATCTCAGCGTGGAACTGGTGGTCTTAGGCAAGCAGGAAAGAAACAAGGATTAAATCTTAGAATAGGGGGTAATTAAATGGGTGGCGTAGTAGATACAGTAGGAGATTTATGGGATGATGCAACAGATTGGGTAGCCCAAGATCTCTTAGGGATGCCTGATCCAGATGAGGCAGCTGAGCAAGCAGCACAGCAACAGGCTGAAATGGAAGCCGCAATGGCAGCCGAAACAGCAGCGAACCAAGCATACATGGAAGAGGAAGCAAGACGTAAGCTGGCTACTAAGCGAGCAGGAGAAAAGAGAACACAATCAGGGATTCGTATTGGTGGTATTGCTGCTCAACGTGGTGGTACAGGAAAACTTTTAAGAGGTAGTGAGCGCAGAATTGGTAGTACTAGAGAAGGATATAACAAATGGGGAGCCAAAGGTAAAGGACTAAATCTATCGCTTAGAGGCGGGTCTTATGGTGGAAGGAGACCAACATAATGGGATACATTGACATTCCTTGGGACTACGAACCATGGGAACCAACACCAGCACCATGGTTGGTTCCTCCTTGGGACCCTAGCGAAGCGCCTGACTGGATAACACCGACGGACCCTTTCACGCCGAAAAAGCCCGGAAGTTCTGGACCAAGAGTCAAACCCGGTAAGCCAAGAAACCCTAATTGGACAGACCCGAATACAGGACCCGGTGGTACAAGAGTACCAAGAACACCAGGGAACCCTTACGGTCTACCTGGTTGGGGTATGCCTCCATGGCTTAAGAGAATAATTGATGGCTGGAGAGATATATACGATGATATACCAATGCACTCTACCGACTCTCCTGGAGGTGGTAGTTATTCTGATGATGCTCCCCGAGGTGCTACTCGGGGTGGCGGTGCTACTCGGGGTGGCGGAAAACGTAAGAAGAAAACGGCTAAACCTACTAGAACAAGAGGAGGACTAGCTGGTGTACGATTAGGTAGTGCTATTGTGCGTGGGGGAAGACCTGCGCCTGGTGGAAGGAGACCAACATAATGGGATTTTTAGGAGGAGGAAGCTTTAATATGCCTGACCCCTTTTCGCCTCAAGCAGTAGCTATGAGACAAGAGGAATTACAATGGCAACAAGAGATGGCACGTGACGAGCAGGCTTTTCAGAGATCACGAGCCATAGAAGATCGAGAGTGGCAAGAAGACTTAGAAGATCGACGGGCATTACGGAAGCAGAAGGAAGAAGAAGAAAGAATTCGTGAGCTCAAGGCTGAACAAATGGAATCTCTACAGGAGGTGGAAGAAGAAATACAAGCAAACTTAGCGGATGAAGATGAAAGCTATACTGATATGTGGAGAAGCTTATCTACTGGAACTAGCGGTGCTAGAAACGCAGCGAGAAGTCAGAGAACTGGACGGGTTAAGGACGATAGAAGCTTTGCTGATTCCTTTAGTTCCTTCCTTACTGGAGGAGATGTTTAATGGAAATACAACATCGCTTTAAAATACTTGATAGTCTTCGAGCTAATAAGTTAGAGAGAGCAAGATACTATAGTTCTCTTTCGTTACCTACTATCCTTCCACCAGAAAACTGGACGGAACAAGATGGCTTACCTCAACCATTCAGCTCGACCTCTGCTAGAGGCGTAACCTCTATGGCAAGTAGAATGCTAAGCGCATTGTTACCTTTAAATGATATGCCATTTTTTAAATTCGAACTATCTTCTGGAGAAGAGCCAGAGCCAGATATTTATTCATACCTAGATGCATTAAGTTATCAGGTGTTTAATAAATTATCTTCTGCTAATCTTAGAGAGATTATATATCAAGCATTACAACACTTGATAATTGTAGGTGATGTCCTCCTTATTATGGATGATGACTACAACTTCAGATTAATTAGGTTAGATCAGTATGTCTGTAGACGAGACGTTCATGGACAACTAGAAGAATTAATTTACATTGAGTTTCAATCTTTACCTCCTGAAGAGGACGGCGTAGCTGAAACATCTGGGTTATCCATGACACAAAAGAAGGGGTATAAGAAGATATATGTTAGAGCTATTCGCTTGGAAGATAAATGGGAAACTGAGAAGCAAGATGAAGATGGTAATGTTATAGAGACTGGTGAATATAAAACACTACCATACATTGCACTCAGGTGGTCTGGAATTCCTGGCGAGAACTATGGTCGTTCACATATTGAGGATATTATTGGTGACATCAAAGCATTGGAAGCCTTTACTGAAGGGCTAATCTATGGTGTCACTGCAGCTTCATTATTCTGGATGGCATGTGATCCTGCAGGTATGACAGAGCTAGATGATATTGCTTCTCGACCAACAGGTTCATGGGTTCCAGCAAGACAAGGCGAAGTGTTTACAATTAGCCCTGCTGATACTATGAATCCTCAGATACAATCCACACAGGCAGGCGTTGGCATACTTCGTGAAGAAGTAGGTAAGGCTTTCCTAATGGGATCATCTAGTATTCCAACAGGAGACAGGGTTACTGCTACTGCTGTTCGTATGATTGGACAGGAACTAGAGCATGTACTAGGCGGAGCATTCTCAGCTATTGCAAGAGATTTAATGAAGCCTATCGTTGAGAGGACAGTCTTCTTAATGATATCTGATAAGGATATTGATGAGCGACTTAAAGAAATGTTTAATAAGGAAGGTTTGTTAAATGTAGAGATAGTCACAGGACTACAAGCCTTAAGTAGAGACACAGATCTTCAGAAGCTTATGCAAATGGGTGAGATGGTACGTAACCTACCAGAACAAGCTATGGCTATGTTTAAGTGGGATCAATACGGAGCTGCTTTAATTACCGCACTAGGATTTGCTCCAGATTCTTGGATTAAATCTGAAGAGCAAGTACAACAAGAACAAATGGCTATGCAACAAGAGCAAATGGCTCAACAGGATATTGCAGAAAATGGTGGTCAGGGTATACAACAAATGATGGAAGGAGCTATGTAATATGGCTGGAGGAAAATTATATATAAGTGCTGGTAGTTCAGCAACCTACAGTAGTACTCTTACTAGTGGACTGAGAGTAAATACCTCTGGCACTTCTGATGTACTGACTGCAGGAAACGAATCAAAGGGCATATCTTTTGAGGCTATTAATACTAAGTCTAATAATGTCTTAGATAAATCTATTACAGTTGGAGTAGATGTTAAGACAGCTTATACCAACGGAATTGATGCTATAGGAGGGACACTAGGTTTTACCTTTGGTGATACAGAGTCTGTAGATTCTGGCATCTCATCTACAGGAGAAACTTCTTCGATTACTTTAGCTACAACAAATGGCGAGGAACGTACTTACAGAGTGACAAAGAGAATCAATAGTACTGCTACAGTAACTATCACAAATACTTCTAACATAGCTCCATCTTTTACCTGATGCGGTAGCAGCTACTGCAACTATTACTATTACAGGCTTTGGCGACCTCAACACTGGCGACAAGGTAAATCTAATTGCTACTGATGGTACCAACTATGATTTTGTTAATGGTGACCAAAGTTCGGTGGCGGGAACGTGGGAATCCACAACATCTAATGATGCTACCGCTACTAATTTGATGAATGTAATCAACACCTCATCGGGTCCAGCTGGAACTAGATTTACTGCTACGGTAGATGGGGCTGTGGTAACTGTTACTCAGGCTACGACTGGTCTAGCTGGTAATACCACAGTTACTGTAACAGACGCTGACGTTGTTGGTATGACAAAGACAAACTTTGTTAGTGGTATAGACGGCGGAGGTACGCACAGTATTAGTATCGTTACTACAGATGGTACTGTGATTCTTGCTACAAGTAGTAACCTAACTACTACTAGTACTGACACAAATACACCTACGTTCCAAGTAGTTACAGATAATGATACAACAGCAGCTAACCTAGCTACATGTCTGAATGCTAACGGTAAAATATCAGCAACTGCGGCTAGTGCAGTAGTAACAATCACTCAACTGGTTGTAGGTACTGCAGGTAATTCAACCATTACTCTAACAGATCCTGCGACAGATGGCATGACTAAGGTAGACCTAACTGGTGGATTAAACGCTGCTACCCATACTATTGGACTAATTGCAAGCGATGGTACTGTAGTTACAGTCGCTGCACATAGAGATACAACTACGACGACTGATACAAACTCACCTACCTTTGCATTAGATGGTAGTGTTAATACTACAGCTACACGATTAGCCTCTTGTCTTAATGCTAACTCTAAATTCTCAGCGGTTTCTGCACTTAATATAGTTACTATGACGCAGCTTATAGGAGGCACGGCAGGTAATACTAGTATTACCCTGACTGATCCTGATGCAGCAGGTATTACTAAGACTGACTTCACTGGTGGAACAGGAACAGCTCTCAATAAGGCGAATGGAGAATTTGAAACGGGTACTACAGCTACTGAAACAGGAGATAACTTCAAGGCTTTAGTTGAAGATGCAGTACATGGTCAAGATGAGTTAGTAGTTACTAATACTGCTGGAGCTATTGTAGTTACTCAAACTATTAAAGGACTTGCAGGTAATACTTTAGTTAGAAACAATGGGTGGGAATCAATTTGTGATGTATCTCCTACCACATACTTTCAGAATGGGGCTGAAGCAGTTAGACCTAATCTTGTAATGCAATTCTCACACACAGGTAACGATTGGGGAGGTGATCTAGAAATTATTTCGGATATAGAAGCAAATGAACCAGGAGTTAAGATAGGATTAGCTAATACCACAGGTATTGTAGCTCCTTATGCTCGGTTAGTTATTAACCAAACGAATACTACCATCAATTTAATAGGACAATGTGAAACCTTCTATGTCTATAGATAATCCTCTACTAAGGCTGGGTAATCCTCTATTAGCCTTAGATATAATAGGAGGAGCTGATTTAAAATCTAACAACTGTGTTCTTAGGAGTAATAATACCACTCTAATAGGACGAGGAACTTATGACTATTGTCAGGACCTTAGAGATGAGGTGCTAACTAACAGAGGATATTCCCTACCTGTTTACTACCAAGAGGACTGGTCTTTTAAGTTTAATAACTACTGGACTCCTGCTAAGTTACTCAATCTTGAGACATGGTTTAGCCCTGAATCCTTTGCTTTATCAACTGCTGTGGCGGGACCTGTGTGTGATGAGATGGAGAATAGATCCACTACTAGTATAGCTAGTTCCAGTGCGACACAAACAAATACAACCAGGATGGCAGCACTTACGACTACCGCAGGAAGACATCGTGGCTTAACGGTACTCGACTTTGACGGAGATACTAGTAGATATATCATGGAAGACAACACTGGATGGAACACTGATACAGACAATTGGTTTTGCTGTGTTATGTTATATGGACCTTATAATGACACAGCTGATTACCAGTTTATAGTAGATAAGGGTGCTAGGTTTACCTTAAAACATGACTGGAAGGATACAGATGGAGATACTATATTTGATTATGGTGATGGCTCAACGACGGGTGCTATAACAAATACAGGCGGAGCCTTTATGCCGTCCGACTCACCAGCTATATATACCTTTGGTCGAGACGCATCTAGAATGTTCCTTCGAAGTATATTTAGTAATACACTGATTGAAAATACTGCTAGTCGTCTTGCTGGTGACATGGATCAAACTATTAAACCTAGGATATGCTACGACATACCTTCGGGAACGGGGAATAGATATGATGGAGAGTTCGTGGAACTTATATTTGTAACCGACACAGGACAAGCAACAGATGAAGGAACCGAAGCTAATGCCCATAAGGTAGAGGGATACCTAGCTCACAAGTATGGAGTATCTAAAGAAGTTTTACCTACAGCACATACCTATTATGCACACCCACCTAGAGAAGATTAGGAGAAGACATGACTAAGAAAAAGACGACCAAGAGAAAGAAGAAGATCAAGAAGGCTAGCAAATCTTACAGTAAGGCTTACGTAACAAAGAAGGGAAGTTGATATGAGTGCTGAAGATGCGTGGAATACACATCATGGGCAGAAAAACGGTGGAACAAACGGATGGGCTGAGTATAAACGCTTAGTTATCCACGAATTAGAGAGCACGAACATTAGACTAGACAGACTAGATAAAAGACTAGCTAAAATTGAACAAAGAATAACGGTACTACAAACTAAGGCAGCTACGTATGCTGCGGGTGTCGCTATTATAATTTCAGGAGGCATGAGCCTCCTATTAAAAGTCCTATGACTCGGGGGAACCGAACTATCGAAGGAGATAACGAATGACAGAACAAGATATGAGCTATCAGAATACACCAGGAGCTACTCAGTCTCAGGAGAGACTAGACAATATGGAAGCAAATAATATAACTACTACTGCTGACGAAATGGGTCAGCAAAGAGAAAGGGTTATGTTTGAGAAGCATGTACAAGAAAACGGTGAACCTATTCCACCAAACTTTAAGTCAGCTGGCGATTGGTTTGATTCTCTTAAGGAGGCTCAGGGAAATTATACTCAAGGACAACAAGAAATTGCTGCTCTTAAGAATCAATATCAAGAGGGAGGCGTGTCTAATCCTAACTATGATCCTACTATAAACCAAACTACACAAGAAGTACAAGAGGAAGCCACCCTGACTGGAGATGAAGAGTTAAGACTTCAGTCTCCTAAGAAAGAGGTACCTGGTGAGTTACCTGAGCAGGTAACACAAGAACTATGGAACGAGTGGTCAGCCGAGTTTGTTCAAACAGGTGAGATGTCTGAAGATACTATGAGTATAATTGAAAAGGCAACTAAACTTCCTCGAGTAGTTATTGAAGACTATCTTAGTGCTTCCAAGTCAAGGATGAGGGAATCTTTTAATGAAGCTTCTGTTATTGTAGGAGGTAAGGAACATCTACAACAAATATTTACATGGGCTGAGGGCAATCTAAGTTCAGAACAGCAACAACAAATTAATCAAGGGCTAGCTAGCCCGTCATATGAAGTGACTCTACGGGGCTTAGCTTCTATGTATAATGAACGATCAGCTACTGCTGAAAGAGGTAGGGAGCCAGCTATGACTCCTAACCTACAGCAAGTAGCTGCAACAGACACTGGTTTCGTCGGCTATAAAACGAAACGTGAATTCACTGCAGACCGCAATAACCCTAGGTTTAAATTGGAACCCCAATACCGACAGGCTGTGGAGCAGAGAATGATGCGTACTGATTTTAATCGGCTACCAGCATAAGGTTAACGGACCTTATAAACAGGGCAAAGGTTAAGTGTCAAGGAATCCCTCCTAACAGGACAATGGATACTTACGAATTACTAGAGCCGCATGATAGAAGGACTCGAGAGAACAATCCTATAGAATGTTATGAAACATTCCGTTATTTTTTATAATAATGAAACCTAATATAGGAGATATATATTATGGCTTTACAAGGACCTACAGGGGACTCGTTTGCCGCAACAGGAGCAGGGCTCGTTTATCGAGACTCTTCTGCAGCGACAGATGCAATCTCAGGAACAAATGCCCTCGGCGGCAAAATGTGGATGCCGATTTGGAGTGGTGAAGTAATTCACGCTTACGATCAGTATAATAAATTTGAAGGAATGGTAGACTCAAGAACTATTTCAAGTGGTACTACAATGGAATTTCCCGTTACTGGTACTGTCAGTCTGAAACCCGCATGGGGAGCTGGTGAAGAACTCATCGGCGGTGAAAACTCCACAGCGTCAACCTTCCAGGTTAAACTGGATAAGCGACCTATGGCTGCTCACTTCGAACTTGACAACATAGACTTGATGATTACTCAATGGGAATATCGTTCTGAACTCGCAAGACAAGCTGGCATGACTTTGGCTAATGCACGAGACAAGCAGCTTGGTGCTTACATTGCTCGTGCTTCAGCTGAACCTCGTCTATCAGCTGATCACCTTGTTGCACCTAAGGATCCATTCGTTGGAACTACTGAGGGCGACTATGGACATCTTGGTGATGCTGGTGGTGATGGACCTGAGAACTTAGCTGCGTTGACTCTTCTTAAAGATATCGAGAACTGGATGGTTTACCTCCAACAAAATGATATCCCAACAGAAGGTGTTTACTGTGCAGTAGATGCTGCAGGATTCGCAAGCATTCGTGCTTTGGGTGTTGCTCGTGTTTCTGCTGACCTTGGTATTGGTAGCAGCAATACTGCTTCAGAACCATTGTTCGCTGGCATTGCTGAGCGTGGTGGTCTAGGAATGAACTTGGCTGGTCGTCCATTCATTGAGGAAACTCTTGAGTATATGGGTTGCACAATCTGCAAGACCAATCACGGACCATTCTCAAGTTATAATCCTACAGCTGATAATATCGGCGAAAGTCGTTATAACTTGATCTTTACTGGCGGTGGCGACAGTGCTACTGATGCCGCTTGCAAAGCAGTAATGTGGCAGCGTGGTGCTGTGGCTTCATTGAGTCTTCAAGGACTTAAAGTTGATACAGTGGATGATGTTCGTCGTAACACGAACTTCACCGTTGCTTCAATGATGAAGGGTACTGGCGTTCTACGTCCAGAGTGTGCTGTATGCTGTATCGATGGTTCAGGAAGTTTGACTCCTGGAACAACTCGTGCACATTTACGTGCTGCTTGGAATATGACTGCTGAATATACTGAAGCATAATTAGTTTTAGTAATTTAATCGCCAAGGTTCTCCTTATGGGGGAGCCTTGGTTTTTTTAACAAGGAGATAACATGGGCTATATTAAACAGCTTGAAGCAGTGAATCACATGCTTCTTATGGCAGGAGAATCTACAGTATCAGAAACCCAGCTTACTAGTGATCCAGATACTGACACAGAAGTAGCCCTACTACTCCTTGGACAATTTCAAGATGATTCCCTAATGAGGGGAACCGTAGGCAACCGTAGGCTTAGAAAATTTAGGCTTGAGGCTGCTGGTCGTATTGAATTAGAGAATGATATTATGGCAGCAGAGCTAGTATCATACCATGCTAATGATGATGACCTTATGATTCAGGCTAATGTTAGGGGATTATTTATTACAGATGAACTACCCTATCTTTGGAATATAACTGATGCTACTGAGACATGGAAAGCCGATAAGGACTACATGGTAGAAACTATACAGAGCTTAACGTGGGAGAATATAGATACTTCTTACCAAAGAGCTATCATGTCAGCAGCAGCAAGGCAATACCAAATTATTATGCAAGGAGATGCAGATGCAGATGCTTACCTAGCTCAGATAGAAGCACTGTACTCAGCTAAGGCTAAGGGGGCTAATATAGATGACAGAAGGAGACATGTGTTTTCACAAGTGGGTCGAAAGAGTTATGATGCTATTAATAGGCAAGGATTTTCTAATGACCCATCACGATTTAGGTACTGGAATACAAACAACGGTTAAGGAGGTAGTACACTATGGCTAAAAGAATAGGAAGCAGAACTTTCTTTCCAATACGAGTAGATATACCCTCTTTATCGGGAGGTGTAGGGAGATCAACACCCGCTAAAAGAATACCTACTGAATCAGAAAATATAGATAACATGTTAGTTACCCTCGAACACTCAGGCGAGAAGCGTAGAGGAGTTGAGCTACTAAACTGGAATGCGACTAACAAACTAATAGGCAGACTTGATAGTATCTCAGAGGCACAAGATTCGACGGGAAATCCTACTAGAGATCTATGGTTCCATTGGTTCCTAGTATCTTCTACAGCTAAGTACCTTATCATTATAGACTACAAGGCTACTGTTGCCTCAGGACGACAGCTTCTGTGGGTATACAAGGTAGACGAGAATGGAGAGCTAACCGAAGAGTTATCATACTCTTTAGGGTCGGAGGTAGGTACTGATGATGCTAGTATGAGGGACTATATAACTGAAGGTAATGATACTCATTCAGCAAAGGATGCTCTAAGAGCTGTGTCTATAGGTTCTTCGTTGCTCATACTAAACACTACAGTTAAGGCTGGCTTTACAAGCGTAGAGACAGATGATCCCAACGACGAGGCGGGGCTATTAAGAAATATGGATGGAACAGTCGGTGGAGGTACTGACCACAAGGGGTCTGAACTAAATTATTTAACCTCTACTACTGTAGATGAAGAGAATGATGCGGAAATCTGGACAGGATATACTCAATACATAGCAGGTGATCATGCCTATGATCCTATAGATAATAAGAATCCTAAGGATGAGCACAGTGCTTACACTACGGGTGAGCCTAAGCCTGAATACCTAGATGTACAGAGTCATGATCATTTACGAAGCGGTATCTGGAGAGTCATTGATGATGCGGCTGATATTGTGGGTCCCGATGGGAGTGGTTTTACTCCACGTAGACCTTCGGCAGGTATTGCGTCATTATACTTAAACGATACAACACCTTTATCAGGCAATCTAAGGTCTAGTCATTACAATAAGGGTTCGTGGTCAGGAGGATCTACATCATCTAAGGCTACGCAACTGGACTTTAACTGATCGGAATGCTGGACTTGAAGCTTTTCCTATTAGAATGTACTATACTAAGGATATAGATCACAAAACTGGACTTGGCTTTGATGAGGTAGGTTATAATGATGCTGATTATGTCAACAAGGTATGGGATCCTTCTGGATCTGGACAAAATGGAGATAATTCATACTACTACGACACTGTAGAAGATGTTGTAAACAATACAGAGTTAACCTATATAGTTGTAAGAATCTATGTAGGAACAAACTCTGGTGATCATAGGAATATAATTACAGTAGCAGATTTAGTAGAAGCAACATGCAAGGCAATCAATTGGTGGGCAGATCAGGGGTTGATACAGTTTACTGCTACACCTAATGCGGGTCAGAATGGGTGGGAACAAGAACAAATATTCTATGCGAATCAGTGGGAGAGAGTTCCTAAGAAGCCACTTCCATCGGTTTACGAAGATCAAGAGTTGCTGCCAGATGATGCTGCTTATGGGCATTCAGATCTTGACAACCAGAGGAACTGGACTGAGGGATGGGCAAGATACACAGATTATATCAAGGTATCCGACTACTTCTATCCCAATCCAGATACCAGATTCTTAGGGCAAGCCATAGCTGCTCTTACTGATCTAAAGTTCCCTCCTAATACGGAAGACTTAACCGCTTTTAATGGTGGTGATGATCCTACTAACCCTGTTGAGAGTATGATTGAAACTTTGTATCCTGATGAATGTGAGTTGGACGAAGATGGTATTCCTAAGGATGGATCGGGTAGAGGTAAGTTCTACTACCTGAGCCAGCAATATCTTGGACTAGCTGAAGGATACTTCAGAGTTAAGGATGTGGAAGAACAACCATATCTTCATAAGATACGAACCCCAGAAGCTATGTCTCTTATAGACGGGCGACGGATGCCTATGCAGCTGGTCTTAGATGAAAACTTTACTTTTGTGGAGTACACAACAAGTGATCTGAATACACCAAGATATGGGAGCTGTGCCGCAGATGTAAACGAAGACGGGTTTGTCGATGTTGAAGATATCATACAAGTTATTACTCACTGGAGAGAAGAAGGAGACGACATACCAGCAGATGTTAATAATGACGGCATTGTTGATACGCTAGATTTACTTGAAGTTATCAGTAATATGGGACCATGTCCAGAAGCTGATTTTCCATACAAGCTTTCTGCTTCGGATAAAATGGATAATGATAACTTTGGTAGGTTTGTAAAAATAGATGGAGATCGGTTAATGGTTGGTGCGGATAGGCATAACCATGATTATACTGGTCCCGATGGCGACGGTCTGCTATGGGAAGGTGCGATATATTACTATAAATTTAATGGTGTTGATTG